TGTTTTAACAAGATCAATTGAAAGTCCTGGAACACTTCTTATACTTTCTTCACCTCTTCCAATTTCGGTTATTTTTCCTAAGTACTTTTCATATTCAATATATTCGCAGACACCCTCTACATCTATATTAACCTTAGTATTATTTAAATCAACTACATAAGTTTTATCAGGATTAGGAACATATTCTTCTATAACTTCTTCTAGATACATGATGGTCTCTAAAGAAGTAACCCTGCTCGGACCTATAGCAACTATACCATTAAAATGATAATAGGGAAGATCTTCAGGGATTCTTATCTCTACTTTTCCTTCCTCTCCGATAATCCCTGAATAAGATGTATAATTACCTCTTATTGACTCTCTATTAAACAGAACCTCAAATCTAGTCCCTTCTGTTCCAGTGATTCTAAACCCTCGTAAGCTAGATTGATATTTGGTATACTGGAAACAATCGGTATTACCATAGATTACTTCCCCCGGGTCTACATATTTCCCTATATTATCTATACAGTTTGGAGTAATACTTAGGTCAACTTTAGAATCAATCATAGGACTATCCCAAACAAGGAAAGATGAATCAGAAATCTCAGAATATGCATCATGTTTTTCTACAGAAGTTCTCTTTATGGTATCTACTCTCCAATTCCCCTGTTTAATAGTTATATTCTGATAAGATTTAAACTTAATTGCTCTTTCTTCAAGACTTCCAGATTTAGTATCAAAAAGTTCTACATCATATAAATGATTGTCTTGAATTCCTCTATCTATTGAATATTTATTAAGAGATTCTTTCCATACGAGAGAATCATTTGAAATTTTTATATCTTTATAGAAACTACATCCAAATTCTTGTCCAATACTTTCTAAGAATTTTGTGTCTTCTGTTATCCAAGGGCATTCAATAACAGCTTTTGGTTTTTGAGGAAGAGTAACAACGAAAATTGTCCTATACTGACTCAGAGATATAGTAGAGCTGTCTGTTATCGTAAAGGCTATCTCATCGTTATAGTAAAAGTCTAGTCTATTACACACACTCTTCCCAACATCAACAATACAAACTTGCATCACATTTTCATGACAAACGACCTCTGGATGATAAGAAGTCTCCGAATCCAATACACAGTCGGTTATCACTATTTTATTATCTATTCTCTCTAAGTCTGTGAGAAAAGATTGACTAAAACTTACTTCCATCTATTTTATAAATAATTTATTTTGTGGTTAATCTCATAGAAAATTAACCCTCCATAAGATCCTACTAAATTAGGTATTCCATCACATACAGGATATACATTTCTTCTGTACTTCATCAACGCTGTATTACTTAGTTCTTCATTCTCATAGATTATAGGGACCATATCATTCCCATAATACTCATCAAAATGAACTACATCCTCATCAGTATCAAGATAACAGAATCTAAATTGATCATCCCACCAGTCAAGCCTTCCATTTAACAATACTTCTCGCGCTCTTTCAGTATAAACTTGAGTTTCTGAGGTATTATATATCATATAGTACCCTTCATGATCTCCATCTCCTAGCTCATGAATTATTATGGTTTGGTCTCCTACAAAAATAGCCTTCTCCAAATCTTTCTCTGTCATATAAATAACTGAGGTAGGAGAAACTACGGTATATAAAGAAACTCCGCCATAATCAGTCTCTAGGGCAAACCAAGAACCAATCTTAGAGTGTATAGTAATTGGGCCTGACTTCAAATAATTGTTCAAGTCGAGGTATATATTATTTATTTCAGGAATATACTTTAATATTGTGGAACTGGAATAGAATGTAGGAAGATCATAAATAGGACAATGTGGGTCTAAAAAATCGCACACTAAAATTTTCTTGTTCTTCTCTATCATAACTCCAGATACAAGATCCAATAAATTTCCCTCTGTATCAAAATAGTATCTTCCTTCTATTCGTTTTATCTCTCTATTAGTACTACCCTCTATAATATCTCCCGTGCCTACTAAAGGATATATCTTATAAGAAGATCCTCCCCAAGCAGACAATACTAGAGATCCATTATAGAAACAAATATTATAATTACTCAACCCAGAATCAATCTCTGTATTTTTCTTTACCTTGAGTCTCCAATTTTCAGATTTTGTTATAAATCCAGAAAGACTCATGATAAACCCATAAAGGTCGCTCTCAGTTCTGCCAACATCTGAAGTAAAAAGATTCCTATAACTTTTATCCCGAATCTCTCCAATCGTTGAATACTCATAGAGTTCTTTCCCGGTATACTTTCTATAGAGATCTTTTCCTACTAATTTATTTTCTATTATAAGTTCCAATTGACCCGCGAGACTTCTACTAATACTTATAGTAATGTTCAAAGCAACACCAACTCCCTGAATATTCATAAACTCAGCATAACCAATGGGAGAGCCAGAAACATTACTAATATAGACTATTATATTAAAACCCTCTGGCAATTGTTTCTTATATTCAAAAGGTAATTCAGCAGATCCTCTATATATCCTAACAAACTTAGTCGAATTTCCAATAAGATTCTTAGTATAAAAATTCTCTAAGTTGTAAAGAGAAATCATTTCTTTGAATTCAGATTTATTAAACAGAATAATTTCATAACACTTAGAAATTTGAGAAACAGAACCAAAGAAATAATTATTATATACTCTATTCATAACACTCCAATGGTCAATGTACAATCACTAATAACTGCCTCATCCACTTCATTTAATAAGGGATATATTTTTAGAACATAATTCATATATTCTAACTGTACTTTTCCTAAATCTATAATCCTATTAGTAGATTTAAGAAATTCCTCATATTGAAAAGCTTTTATGGTCTGCATTCCACTATAAATCTGTCCTCCAATACTATACATATAAGAAATGTCAAGCTTACCGGAAATTCTCTTTGAGTCTTTTCCCGACTTATAGATCCAATCCTCCAAATTTATAGTATCAGTATAGGTAGTTTCAGAGGTTAAGGTCACAACAATAGAATTAGTAGACACATCAGCAGAATAACTCCCTATCTTATCCTGTATCTCTTTTTCAACATCAAAATCAGACTTATAATATCCGAAAATATCATTAACCCTTTCAGCTATTTTCTCATTCAACGTGTCATACTCGGAGAGATTATCATGCCAGTTATCACAAGCCTTTATACTTCTAACAGATTCCTGAGTTATTGTAGTATCCCTCTGAAAATTCACCCTATCAAAACCATCCACTTCTCTCCTAGATAAATCCATAGTAGGAATCGTTGGTATAAAATCGTTATCAGAATTAAAAAGGATATCATTACTCGAGTTACCAGGAAATAGATAGTAAAGAGTAGGGTTATAGATACTAGTGATAAACTTAGTTCCTTTTATAAAATATGAGGATAAAATTCTTTTTAAGTCAGAACATTTTATTAATCTGGACCTAGGAGAACCGCCACCATTTAAATAAACAATTCTCCCATTACTATCTCGATAGACTAGAGAAGGTCCTTGGCTAATCATAAAAATGGTATTTCTGGCTAGTTGTGGTTTTGTATTTACTATCTTTAAAGCACTCATGACCTCTCCTCCCTTTCATAAATACTTACGAATCTAGTTATATCTCCATCACATACTAATTCAATAGTACCGGAAGATAATCTAAGACTCCCCTCTAACTTTGAAAACCCAATCTGATAAGCAGACATCTGATCTTTTAATCTAACCGTAACAGATTCCGAATAAATAACTCCATTAACCGTTCCTTCAAGACATACAGTATAGACCCCTTCCCCTAAACTCCCAATAATTTTTTGATGATTAGATTCATAAGTACTTCCTGCATATTTTTCTCTAAATCTGAAAGAACCACGCAAAGAATCTACACGAGCAGCATATTGAACTGCTAATGTGTTGTAATATTGTTGAAGAGCATCTAGTCTACTTTGAATGGCTGATGAATAACTAAAAACATTTCTCCATCCTGAAATAACACCATTCTCTTCCGGAAATTCTCCTTCAGACCATGACATATATCTATAAACAGAGACACCCGTTAAAGGACTGCTCATCTCCTGAATCCTAATATAAAGATTGGCAGTTTGTTTATAGGTATATTGGGAAAGGATAAGTTGATACTCGATAGGTTTTCCACTTCGAGGATCTTTTTTCTCTAAGAATCCGAATAATGTAGAAAAAGACTCACCATTTATAACACCATCCGCTATCTGTTCAAGTTCATGAGAGACTTTGATCATACCACGATTTAAGGTCTTTGTTAACATTAGATTATCAAGAGGACGATCAGTGATAGAGGACAAGATTAGACTAGTATCTCCATTTTTATCGATATAATCTACCACAACACCCTCCATGTCTAAACCAAATTGATAACTCTGAAGAATTCCCTTAATCGCCTGACTAGAAACATACTTATTCTGACCTCCACTCTTTACGTACTGAAGATATTCTGATGCTGATATAATCATAGACCCTGGATAAGGATGATAATACTCGTAAGAAGTATCTTCAGCCGGATCAATACCAGAAACTCTCTCAGCATCACACACATAAATACTATCACCAGAAACTACAAAATCATTTTTGGTGAATTCAATATTTCCAGAGTCCGGACCATATAGATAAAGACCCTGAATTTTATTTTTATTTATTATCATGACTTAATAACCCACATCTTAGAATAATAAGGATGATTCCCTATATTATTAGATTCAAGAGACTCATATACTGTAGTCCCTATTTTTGCTATATCTCCGACTGAATATCTTTTACTCCTACTCCATTCTTCTCCAATAAAACCTTTTAAAAGATCATACACTGGTCGATTCACTACTTTCTCTGTTCCTATCAAAGAAGATGAAATCCCAGAATATAAATACCCATTCTTTTCTTGATAACCTTTCCAATTACTTACGTTAGAATCATTCCTCAATACATAATCAGACATTACTCTATTCGGATTCTTGTCTCCATGATAGGCTTTCCAACTAAGATTTAAGATACGTGGAGAATCTGGAGAATATGATACTACAAGATAAAGTATTTTCGGACCAACCTCATCTTCCGGATCAAATGAAATAGAAATACAACATGACCTTGCATTATTACTAAGATCCGAGAACAACAAAATATTGGTTATAATTTCTGGAACTAAAAAACAGAAAGTCTCAGTCCCATCAACATCAATACTACTGCTAAAATATGAAATTTTATCTACAGCACCTCCACCAGGATCAACCCCGTAAATAATTGTAGGAAATAAAGTGCTATAAAATTTCTTAACTCCCTCAAGACCTAACCCATTTATATTGGTTTGATCTCCACGCTCTAACTCATTCAGGATATTAGGATTCAAAAACTCCTCTTTAGATTGAATATATTTAAAATCAGTCTCAATGAAGTCAGAATCATTAAGACCAGTAGTATCAGCCTTAATCAAAGTTTGAACTAGAGTAGGTTCCAAGGTTACATAGCCAGTATAATATCTAACACTATTAATATCGGAAAAATTTGAATTTCTGATCAATACATTCATAACCGATAAATTTTATAAGTCTTAACTCCAATCCCCAAATAAAAGTCCTTGTTCTCCGTAACCTTAAGACTTAAATCCACTTTGTAATTTAAACTCTCGTAATATAATAGATAATTCAAAAACTCAATGAGATAAGAATTAAACAACGAAACATCATACCACTCTGTATTATTGGCTATTGAAAAACTAATAGACTTGACTGTATATATAGGTTCCCCAACAAAATTAATTCCTAGGTACCTTGAAATATAGTCAAAAACACGCTTAGTTCCACGTACACTATAAAACAGACGGGTAACATAATCTAGGATAGCTTGGTACTCTGAGTCTGATTGATCTTCTCCCTTCTTTATACAGAAACTGACAAATCTAAGAACAGGATCAATCTTCATGTAACTCTGATACCCGGAAAAACTAGAAACAGGAGTCTCATACGTTGATTCATACTCCTCAATCATTCTTCCCAAATCTCGAAATATACCAAGATTTTTTAAGTGTTGGGGTATATAAATTCTCATAAGCCTACTGTCTGAACTCTACTATTAATTACATAGTCAATCACATAGTAGATCTGTGATAACCCTTCCATCATTTCGGAAACTTCACTATCATCAAGTAATTTCCCAGACTCTGAAAGATAGGTAATGTAAAAACCTGAAATTTGCTTAACATTCGAAATCTTGTTAATCAGGCCCTTAATCTCATCTTCCTTCTCCTCCAAGTTAACCCCAAAACGATATTGATAAGTGCTCAATAATTCCTGAACTTCCTGATCTATACTCTCAGAATAATAAAGCTCAAGGTCTAGATTGAAAACTGCTGTATACTTTCTCCCTGGCATAACCACTAAGTTTGAAGTCACATAATAAGCTCCCCTCTCCTCTCTGAACCAATCAATCTGAGAATCGGTTAATAACTTAGTTTCATCTTGAGGTACATAATAAATCCTAAGACCACTTCCCGATGATCCAGAATAAAACTGATAACTCGTTCCCCCCGGCTTAATATTCTTTGGGTATGTTTCCTCTAAGACAGTTCCAATATCACTGTTCGTTCTAATAATCGAATTTACATATCTATCTCGATTAGCCTTATAGTGAATTGTTGAAACCGTATCCCTAGAACTTTCCGGAACTAAGATCAAACCAGGACTAACTTCAGTGAAACCTTGAAAAGCATTACCAAAACTGACAGGAACTGAACCCTTTATAGTCAATTTCTTAAGCTCAGCCTGATTATACCCCGACAAGAGACTATATTTATACCATAAGGCTGAAATCCCAATATTAGCCTGAACAGTTATCTGATCCCTCTTATAGGCTCCACTCCTCAAGATATCTGCAACATAAAGACGAGAACCAAAACTAGGGAGAGTCAAGTCAAAAACCATAGCATCTGTAATATGTTGGCTGAAATTCCTTGTAACAGACCAATAATTATTCTGAATCTTACACCACATATCAGAACTAAGATCCTCCTCTAAGTTCTCTACATAATATAAGTTGCTCTCATCTGTCGACCACTCACCTGCCGACGTCTCCTTTGCTAATAATCCAATCACCGTATAAACATCCTCCCCTGAAAGACTTGGTGGGATTATCTTCGGACCGTAACAAAAACCATCCAATAAGGCAACACTCTCAGTTCCTTCCTGATTTTCTCCATCACCCCAGAAACCAAGATAATAAACCTTAAACCCATTTCCGATAATTAATTCATCAAAAGGCTTAAGATCAAAATATTTCGTGGGACTAAACCTCAAGATAACCCTCGGACAAGAACCACGAAAAACACTGTACATATCATTCATACAGTGCTGAATCTTAGAATTCAGGAGAGAAGACTTTTCTAAGGACGCTTCTTGCATATAAACAACATGCTCAACCTCACTTATGTACGTCGACTCTGCCAATAACTGAATTAATAACTCAGCACTGTCACCGTAAATATCTAAACCTGTAGCTATCTTACGGTAGATACTAATATAATCTTGCTTACTATTCATATCGATACTAAAATATCTTCACTTCGTATCCTACCACAAGATACTACAACCTTCACCTGAGACTCATCAATCAAGTCACATTCCTCTAACTTGAAAGATAGGCCTCCAGAAAAACGAGTCTGAAACTTTGTCACTAAACTCGATATCCTAGACTCTACCTCCTTTGATAAGTCCGCCTTGAATGTACCCCTAAGATTAAAGTCAAAACCAATCGAAGAAGCACCAGGAATGTCACCAGGATAAACACTCAGGTATAACTTAAAAAGATCAATCACATAATATTCTACCTGAGATGTGACCGTATTATCACTCAATAAATATTTCATATCCCTAAAAATTTTCGGATATCATAAATAGTAGGATGAGACTTGAAAAAACTCATTACCTCATCACTATATGGAAACCACTCATTCGTCCCTTCATAACTGTAATCCCTTAAGAAATCTAGAACAACATCTAAATCCTTCTTAGTACCACCCTTAATCTTAACAATAATCTTCGCAGTAGGATTACACCTTTTAATCATACAAAACTTAGTGTTATCCGGCAAGTAACCTATCTTCATCCCTAACTCTATCTCCTCCTCAGCACAATCTGGAGTAGGACAAACAGCACTCAACATTACATATATCATGATCAAAAACAATTAGAAGAGAGTAACAAATATCCTATCCTATAAAATTCAATTTATTACTCTCTTTTTATTTTATTCCTTTATTCTTAAAAGTTCTAACCCATTAAACTTATTTCCTTTATCAAATATCTGAACCTTCTTAGTTTCAAAATATTCATTAAGATCAACAGCCTTCGGATTTTTTACTAATCCTAAATCCTCGTATATCTTACCAATCATTGACTTGGCTTCAATGTTAGTATATCTTTTCCCAACCATAAACCTAAGATAAAACTCTTTAGAAATATTATCCTTTGAAGCAAGAACATCTATCTCTCTTTCTAATTCAGTAGATCTATATCCGCAAGCTTTACATCTTTCAGGTCCTAGTATATTGTACAACCTATCAAATTTTTCTGAAACCTGCTGAGCAATCATCTTCTTTTCTTCTTCTGAAAAATTAGACTCACATAGTTCTTTTAAGCGTACAGAAAAAGGTCTGTCTGTATTTCTTAAACTAACAATATACTTCGTTATATCATCAAATCTAGTTCCGCTGTTTTCACTTAAGGAAGAAAAGACCGTAAATCTATCTTTATAATCTACCTGCTGAATATCGAAGGCTCTTTGTTCTGATATAAAAACTAATTCATTCTTCACCGGATAAAAAGTCTTGTTATTGTAATCATAATCTAAAGAAACATAATCATTCCGATAATTCTCGTAAATTATATGTCCTCTATACATATTAATAGCGGTTCTTTTCTCTTCCTCGGATCCTTTCGAATATAATGATAAAGTATTTTCAGTATTTTTTATCTTACTTTCTAATAGCTTATCAAAATCACTTCTTAGAACTTCTTTGCTAGGACCTAAACTCTTAAAATAAAACTCTGCATGATTCTTCCAAGGATTTTCAACCAATCTCTGTCTCCCTAATATCTGAGGAAGATCTAAGCTAATATCCACTGCAAGAGATTCAATATTAGCATCACTTAAGATAAAAGTTCTAGCACATTTCGAATAAAAGTCTGCTCCTAAGTAAACTGTTCTTGTACAAAATGTAAAAGTCTTATGTGGCATGCCTTTTAATGGAACTTCACCAATTTTATCCTCATCAACCGGAAGAAACTTTTTACCTAACTTCTTTTTAATCTTATTCCTATTTTCCTTTGTATTTGAACAGAGAATATTTACTTCCTCCGGCTTTAAACCTTCAGACTTAATTATTGAAAGTATATTATTTACTGAATTGACATAAAATACTGCCTCTTTCGAATAAACAATTTCTCCTGTCTTCGGATTAGCAAGATGTTCAAAAGTTCTTTCTCCTCTTAAACATTCCTTATATTCTCTTATTATCCTCTTAAGCTCAGAATTAATAGACTGTGTCTTTCTCACCTTTAATTCAGGTTTCATCACTCTAGCAGGATCTTTAATTCCCCAGTTAAGTTCAAAGTATGGTAAACCTTTGAAATAATCGAGCCTCATCAAATACTGATCCATCATTGGAGTTGCACTAACGAAACAGATTTGATTTGAAACATCTCTTAACTCATTGAGAAAGCCAAATTCTGTTGTAGCTTTAAATCTAGAGTCTACAAAAATTGATTGGAATTCATCAACTACTATCTTAAAATCACTCATGTAATTATTCTTCAAGAGATATCGCTTTAAATGCTTGAAAGAATCATAAGTAACAATAATTTTTAATGGCTTTCCTTCTGGACGTCTATTATTAATATAACTTAATAGTTTCATCTCCATCCTTGTCAAAGTTTCCTCGTTTTTCTTTTCTAAAGTAGATTCCTCTTCATTATTTTCTTCTTTCTCTAACATATCCAGAAGACTTTGAAAAGACAATAATCCCATTTTTGGTTTTGGCATTACTGGAGGAAGTTTTGAAACATCTTTATCAACTCCAACATCAATTCCAAATTCCTCACAATCATTTTTGAAATAGTAGACATCACCCTCATGTTGTTCCTCTTTATTTTCAAGAAGTAATTTTCTGGGAGACGCTAATATTACATCATCATTACTTACTAAACAATACTCAGTAAAACCACATCCTGGAATTTGCTTATCTATTATGAAGGGTTGATCTCCAAAGAAACTTAGGTTAAAATCTTTCCACTCCCCCATATATCTTATTCCTGGAGGTACGGGTATTACAACTTTCCCATCTTCTCTTCTTATAAAATTTCTAACATCCATAATCCTTATGAATTTAATTGTTAAGTTCGGAAATCTTCATTCTTCGATTTCCTCCTCTTACGTCCTTTCAGTCCGTAAGTCCTGATCTTCCTAGTTTATCTTTCCCAAGGGGCTAATCGCCCTTGGGATATTATCTTTTCATTCATAAGGATTTAAAAGCCTAAGGACTGTGAAATTACTATTTTTATGCTCGAAAATATCATAAAGGCAAAGAAGATATAAAATAAGTATTACTACTAAATTTTTCTAATTATCCGACTCGATAGGCTTCACTATGATGCTCAATGTTCGGCTTCGCCTCATTGATATCTCGGACAAGCCTCGATATCAAGTTTCGCATCATTACCGTGAAGCTGACCGCATTGTTTGGTAATCAAGCATTTCTATGTAGTAGCCGTATTCGGGCGGAGCCCGGTGAGTCACGGCTAGAGAATCATGCTTGAATGGTAAACAAACATAGACATTACTATTCGCTCGACAACAAGGTCTCGCTAAATAGTATAAAAATGTTTGAATAAGAAATATAGAAATACTACAATGCGAAGCCGAGTCGAACGTAACGTAGTGAAGTTCGATCTCGCTCTTCTTAAGAGCGAGAATCCCCTGGCCGAGATTTATTAGTACCTATCATATATAAGGGATTGTGACATTTTTTCGTCATTTTTGTGGGTCATTCTTTAGATAATCTGCGTAAATGCTGCTGCTCCGACGAAAGATGCATGTGTTCCTGAGGCTGCTGGTGTTGCTGCCTTAAGTCCTGCTATAATCTGTGTACAAAGTGCTGTCATGGCGGGAAGTTGTGAGGTTGCCATGCTAGGTGTTATGATTATGGTTGGAATTACGAAAGCTGGGGTTAGTGCAAATCCCGCTGGAAATATAATTTGCCATAAAGCTGCGTTCTTATTTAGATCCGCTGAAAATAGTGCTAATGCCTGTGAACAATCTGTAGCACCGTTTGGACTTAGTGATCCGGTTGTTTTTATTGTGGCTGTGATTAATACCATAGGATCCGGAGTATTAGGGGGACTTGGAAGAGCGGCTGTCCAAGAGTAAAAGACTTGTGCATTCAATTCGACATAATCACACAATGCCTTATAGAATTTTGTTATTGCGTCGCTAGCTTCTGTACTTCCAGAAACACTAGAAATTATTGCAGAAGCCATTCCATTAGGTGTCATTGCCATATTTTATTTTCCTTTCCTCTTTTTATATTTACTACTCAATATTTCTTTTGTCATCTTGTTAAATTCTTTTTCTGATATACTTTCTAGACAAAGAAATATATTGTCAAGAGTAGATGTCCATTCTTTATTGTGTTTTAGATGGGGAAGTAATTCTCTTAAATTGTTTAAATGAAGTTTTATACTTTCAGTCTTTGCAAAATTTAATGGAATTAATACTTTATATTGATCCCAGGTAGTTACTTCTTCATCACTACTAGAAATAATTTTCCTAATTCGTTTAAGACATAGATTTAATTTTCTGTTAAAATTTCCCTTCTTTCTATTTTCAGGAAGATTAGCAGGTCCTAGCTTATCTCCATATTTTTTCATATTATTTTCCCAGATTTGTACTAAAGTTCCTTTTTCGGACCCAAATTTTTTTATATTGGTTTGTTTTCTCTTTTCATTGGCTTCTGGTGTAAACACGTTAATAAATCCACCATGACCATATTTTTCTTCCTTAGTTTTATTTCCTTTATCATAAGCTTCTTGGGTATGACAATTGGGAAAATAATCACCATAAATTTTTTTTCTAGTCTCTAGTGATCGTCTAATAGAGTCTGGGTCTTTAACTCCCATATCATCTGCACCCCAAGAAAGATTATAACCAAAGCATTCAGGGTCTTTTGTACAGGTATGTAGTGTTTTAATCCAATAAATTTCTTTTTGATTAAGATCTTCTCTGTCTATTCCAGTATCTATAATAAATACAGAGAATGATTCGAGGCCATACTTTTTCCATGCATGATAAAGAGCTCTTGTTTCTCTCAATTCACCAGAGATATATCTATCATAGTCCCTAAAATGACCTACATATGTTTTACTAAATCTATTTTCTACTTTTACTGTTTGACCTATATAATTTTTACCATTGATTTCATTATGTATGCAGTAAATCACATTTTCCATTATAAAATCTTCTGGAAATATACTGTTATATGCATCTATAAGTTTCATTGATGCATATATTTTAACTTCTATATTATTTAGTATCATTGTTTTAAAATTTTTATTATTGTTATTTATTGATTATCAAGTTGTTGTCAAGGACCCTGTTTGTGGACATCCCGAAAATACACAATTTTTTAGACCACAGAAAGGCCCCTGCATGTCTACGGAGGCTTGACCTTTGATGGTTAATTGTCCGCCTGTTATCGTGACGTCCGGACTTGTTAGCTTTGTAGATCCGCTAATATTGATATCTCCATTGCCACTTACTTTTGCATCAAGATTACCACTAACTTTCGCACTTAGATTTCCTCCAACTTCTACTTCCGAGTTTCCATCCACTTTAATATTTGAGTTGCCGTTTATTGTTACCGTATTATTTCCCTTGATAGTTATAGTACAGTTCGAATCTCCCTCTACCGTAATATCTTTGGCAGCATGAACGGTTATGTTTCCTTCTTTGTCTAGTTCAATGTGTGCTAGTTTTGATGTATCGGGAACTTCTGCATCTTTATATTCAGTAGTCTCATCAAAAACTCCTACCACAATTTTATCATGATCTATTTGCACCATTTTTCCATGTGCTCTAAATCCTACAAAATCGTCTTCCTTAAGTTTTTCGTAGGTGCAGTATGAGTTATAGTTTGGATCCCAGCCGCACACTACCACAAGATCTCCAACTTTAGGTTCATCTAAGTTTGTACGTGCAGGGAAAGCTAGTACATTTTCAAAGACTCCCGGAACTGCTACAACTGCTTCATGGTATAGTCGATCTTTAGTTAGCAGGCCGAGGGGATCATTTTCTACATAGGTGATTGTTCCGATGTAGAATGAAGGTTTGTTTTCTACTATCATATCATATTTTATCGCTGTGTATATTTAAGATCAAGCGCGTTTATATTTCAAGCATAATAAGTCAGAATTCGAATTCTTGGAGTTATGCTTGAGATTTTATCACACTGTGTCAATATCAAGGCGTGGTATCTCTCTACACACTACAAGAAATACGCCTTAATTTCTCACAGTGTTTCTCTATCGCGCTTGTTTCTCATCACACAGCGCTTAGAATTAGTACTCGGAATCCACATTGAAGGGTAGATCCAAGAAGTATAATACATTGATCATTCCGAGTTTGGTTCTTCACTCCACTTACCTTCATCTAATCCATATAGGTAAGAGGTCCATGAAATTCTAAATCCGTTTTCATCCATCTCTCTATTTCCATCCGCTGAGAATACAAATTCATTGGAAGTTATTAAGAAGTTTTTCCATGGCAGTGCTTTTTCTTGGAGGGCTCTACTATAGATTACCACATCTCCAAGTTTATAGTGTGGCATGTCGGGTTGTACAATTTTTAAGTTTGTATATCCCCTAAACTTCATTCGGGATTTATTATTCCAAGCATTTCCTAGTCTTTCTGCGGTATCTATTCCCATAACCCTATACTCTTTATAATTCATCATCACCTTACAATTCTTAGAGATGAATTCCGAGTAGTCTGTATTTCCAGTAGTAGATTCTTCTGTGTCCTCCCAAGCTGAGAAGGATTTAGAATTTACGTACTTATTATATCTCATGTTATAGGTCTGAGTTTGTATAGAGAGTCGATCAGTTTCCAATTCTAGGGCAGGTTCTTTATTACCCTCATGATCAAACTCTCCACACATATCTTTCAATAGTAAACCTTCCCAACCAAATGCAAAAATTGAGTTATCTTTGTAAGAATAACATAATCTTTTGCACAGTTCATAATTAGTTTCACAATTTTGGTAGAGAACAGGATCCTCATTTCCGGAAGGTTCAATCCTAATGTCTAATTTTCCTGGATATAAAGATTCGATAGTAGACCTGATTCCTCCCTGATGATAGGTAGTAATTCGTGAGGTAAAGAATTCTAGGTCTGGGATGCAAACGAATTTAAGTTTTAGGATATTCTCGTAATATTCTCTTTCGGTAACCCATATATCAAATTCATACGAGAGTCCATCTTCTTTTTCATCAATGATAGATATAGTTCCTGTGTTTTGGTCCGTAATCATTTTTTCTATGTCAGGATCAGCTACAAGAACCATATCCATCACTCCGTTAGGTATTTCTCCCCCTAGTTGTTCTATAATTTGAAGTCTAGTTATTCTACAGTTAAGATCAGTCCAAGGTTTGAATTCTACGGAGATTTTGCTACTGTTTGTTATTTTCCCCATATTATTTTAGATTGATCTTAAGAGGGAATCGATTCTATCTTTAGGAATTAATTCTAAGGTTGTTCCCCTAGTAAAGTTCGTCAAAGTTGTCCCTGTCTGAATCATTAATAATCCCTCATAACTGGTTGAACCATAATAATCCTTTGCTATTAGATCCGGTCTATACTCTGAGGCTTTAATTTCGTAGGTTTCTCTTGGTAAGGCTGGATTTCTTAGCAGTTCAATCAGTTTAGAATTATAGACATCACACCCCGAAATGTAGTTAACAATATTTTCCATATCGGAGGTAACTTTATTTGCTCTAGTGTACATATGAATAATGTGAGGCTGGTTTTAATAGGTTAGTCTTCATCTGTGTTTCTACCTTCTTAAGGGTATTTATAGATGATCTGCCAAAAACAAATCTTCGTAAGAATTTATCAGAGTATTTAGTGGCGGGCTTAAGTTGAATAGTAACATCACAGTATAGAGGGCTAAGAAGTTCCCCTCCAGTTGGATTCTTAGTCAGTTGTTTTGAGAAGTTAAAGTTAGCATTTTCAACTACCAGATTAGTGATAGCATAGTAGGCACCAAATCTAAGCATTAAGGTACCATTTTGAACTGTATCAACATCTCTAAAATATGATTCAAATCCCCCTGGAGGTTTTTGCCATCCTATTATACTATCAATTTTAAGCAAATCATCTTTAGAAACGTCTTCTGATTCTTCTATTCCTGATGATCCACTCACATATCTTCCAATACAATATGGAAGAATATCTTGTACTTGTTTATCTACAGTTATATAATTTCCATGAGAATCGTAGGTGGGAAATATGGTAAATTTCATGACAAGATTCCCGAAACTTGTACCAGATCCCGAATAGTATGAAAATCTAGTCCCCTGTACCACCAAAGATCTGTTTAGGTAATCTGTAATGTTTACTTTACCACTATTCAACACCTGATCCGCCCCAACCATTAATTTTGCCATAGTCCTAGAGAGAAAAGATTCATTAATTTCATCTTTTGTGGATTTCTTTTCTTTCTTCCATTGTTCAGCAGCGTTGTGAATCATTCCCGTTATAGCTCCTGCATATGGGGCTAGTGGTTTTATAGACTCCCACATTTGTCCGAGCATATCATTCCCAAAAGCAGACCATGAATTTGCTACTGATACGTTAAAATCTTCGGACAGAATAGCGCTGCAGATAGGAGTAGCTCTATATTTTGGTTCATCAGGATCAGCATCAGACGCATCAAAATCATCCCATTTATTACCATTCTCCTTTAGAATTTTATTTGGGTGTAGGGTAGCACAAGTAAGTCGATTCTCTAACTGCAAGTCATAGTACCACCCAGAAATATTAGCTGAAATCATATGTTTATTATTAATTAGGATATTCCAGAAGTAGAGTCACTAGAACCCATTAGACTAGGAGTATAAGCTACCGAATTTGCCTGCTGAGTACTTAAAGATCCAGCCAGATTTTTGAAAGCCGTAACATTAGCCATTGTCCCTTGAGTTGTTGCCTCTACGTTCTTTGATAAGATATAACCATTAGATGAATTAATATTTAGGTTTTCTGCTAGTAACTCTTTTATTTCATCGACTCCGTCCCTAATAGTGGTGATTTTATCTTCTTTCCTTTCAAATTTTTTAGGATCAAAGAAACTCATAATAGATGGCTGATCTTCGGATAATTCTATGCTCTCCGGACTAATCGTAGTTGTAGCTAGGGTTTCTGCTTCTCCCAGATTAGGATTTACTCCAGATAGAACATCCTGTATTCTTTTTTCAGCATCACTCTCTATTATCCTTTCTATCTTAGCTACTTGTTCTTCTGAAAGTTGATTCCTATAATTTTCATCCTCTGTGTACATAGGAATTAGAGATCTGTATGTTGCTTCTTCCAGTTTTGTCATTCCAAGATCTCCTTTTGGCCCATTCTTTATATATTGACTCAGGATTTTTTGCTCTGGTTTGTTCAATTCAGGCTCTTTCACTACATCAACGTCTAGGTTTTGTGGCATTGAACCCGTCATGTCAAACACTCGTCCCTTCCAATCAGTGAAGCTAAGACCCTCTGGAAGCCCTTCAGGTAGTTTTCCTAGTTTCTCATGTTCTTTATAGGTCTCATAATCTGTAAAGTCCTTCGTGATTGGGCCTCTATAGTAATCACCGTCAGAGAAAACTTTACTTACGGCATCTTTTATAGTACCTCCCACAAAGTCAGAAGCACTACCAAAGTTCGAGAAGAAATTAGTTATTTGATCTTTGAAAATTTCTAAGAAAGATCTACTTTGCTGTTCCTCTGGTTCAGCTTCTGGTTGAGCTTGTGTTGATACCCCACTCTGTTGATAGTATGAATTTCTCTGTTCATCTGTGATAGGGGTTGTTGGGGTTTGATTCCCCGTGTACCTATAAAGAATAGCACTTCTGTCGCCCATTCTTCCTCGACTGTAGACAAAAGTATTCCCTGTATGAGATGCATCTCTTGCTTGAATGGTATCAGAGACCCAATGTTGACCATCCCACATCTGAGCATGCGAAGAGTTTTCACCAGATGATTTAGTTCCAAACTGAACCATAATATCTCCGGGGAGTGGAGTACCAAATTCATTAGCGTTAGCAGACTCCCTGGTACCGTGCCAAACCTCTTCAAATCCGACTCTTCCTATATTGGTTGCTGTTGCAGTAGTATAATCACTATTCCACCAGTTTCCATTTAATTCTGGACCACCCACTCTTCTATAAAAAGTAGCGACACCATAAGTACATTTGCCATCATAATCATTAGTTCCTAGAGTTCTGGTTGTTCCTTTATAGTCATAAGTTCCAGCTTGAGTTTGCATTGAAGCAGCTATAGCAAGGTCACTAGGAACTGGACCCGTAGGTGTAGAGGTTACCTGAGGTGTTGTTGCCGGTGTTTGTGAACTCGTTAAGGTTGGTCTTTCTGATGCTGAATGGCCCAGAATTGATTTAACTTGGGATAATCGACCAAGATTAGCTGTTATATATTCATCTCCCTCTTCTGCATACATTTGTCCATAGAGTCTTGGATCATTATTCGGGGCTGGGTTATGTTGCAATTGATTAAAATATTCAGACGGGCCCTTGGAAAAGGCATTCCATTTCTTGTTTAATATGTTTATAAAATATTCTGCCCAATCATCTACGCTATTAAATCTTTTCCACCAATACCTACTTCCATTAATATGATAACTTTCACTTGGACTATGGTTATTAGTTGTTATGCCACTGTAGTTATTAATAGTTGGGTCCTTAGCTTTATGTTGATTTCCCCAATCTGATTCAAGAGAGCTTTGGGCGGTTAGAATATCTGCATATTCTTCAACCTCATTTCTAGGTACAAACCTATTTCCTGAAGGGGATTCTGTTTGTGGATCATAGCTTTTAGCTAAAAGTTTCTCTTTTAGGAGGGGTCTCATCCTATTTACATAATCCCTATGAGATTGATTAGTGCTAGCCGTGCTTCTTCCTCTGGTGGCTGCAGTCCCTGTTGTAGTGGATACTCCGCCTCCTCCAAAAGCCTGAGCTGCTCTAGAATTTTTTAAATATTCAGTTTCTTCTCTATCATTTTTTCTTTCTTGGACACCAAGATTATGTAATTGAATTAATCTGTTTTTAGCTTCTATACTATTTTGGGATATTCCTAACTCAGTGCCAGTAATAGCCTGGCCAATTAGTTTATCAGATAAAAATTGGCTCGCCGTAGACTGTCCTCTGAGATCTTTTTTACTTGATGTTAGATTATAGTAAGTATTCTCTAATGCCTTTATAAATTCAATATTAGTCGGATCTATTCCTACAAATTTATTAACATCGCCATTAGCTAGATAGTTTACTAATTCTTGAATACCGTCTACTGTTATCTCTGGAAAATATACAGTTTCTCCTCCTTCTGGAGCTTCGCCGGGAGCAGCATCTAGCTCATAATCGTTTGAAGTCCAGTTTTTTATAGTAGATCCAATTCCCTCTAGTAGAGCTGTGCCAAAAGGACTGTTTGCAAATTCTCCAATAAGGTATCCTAAGGTACCTCCGATAACAACTCCTGGAAGGCCACCGACCGCTCCAATGGCAGCACCAGTAGTCGCTCCAATAGCTTCTTTTGCGTATGGGAATGGCCCTTCAGTAATACCGGCTATTCCTGCGGTACTAAGAAGATATTTGTTGATATAGGCTGTCTCTGCTTTTCCAAATGGGTCTTCTTTATCTACGGGCTTTGCAATTATATGATAAGGGACTTTTCTCTTTATTTTTCCTTCATTCTCTAGTTTCTTTACTACATCATCAGGAAACATATCGATAAACTCTCCATTGACAGGAATTCCTTGTCCTTCTTTTTCCCAATTTTTTCTTGCTGCTGCATTATGTAGTCGTGTAAGGTCTACAGCAAGGCCCGCAGAGTCAAATTTTTCATATCCTTTTATTGCAGAGCTAAAATTTGATGATATTTGTAAACCTTGAGCAAAAGTAGATGAAGTACTGCCTGTCAATTCACCAGATTTTACTATATCTCTTTGAGACAAGCCATAACGACCTCTTTTTCCGTCTTCTCCTACGAATAATGATTTTATTCCTTTATCAACTTTTTCTATTCCTATACCTTCATATCCTTTATCTAACAATGATCTAACTTGTGCTGAAGATGGATTTCCCTTTAAGGCGTATACATGTCCACTAGGGTCTTTCCAGAGAAATCGTTTTTCAGTTTCAGTCGCCGCTTCTGTTCTACTCTCAAGCGAATCTACCATTCCTTTTGACGCCTTCTCAAAAAACTGTTCATGTATAGTTCTTTCAGCACCTTTAGATCCCTTTAATATTACGCTAAATAGATCCCCAAGATATTGTCCAACTTTTCCGATTGTTCCTACAACATCTTCAACATCAAGTTTTGGAAATTTCAGGAGTTTTATGGCTTCAGCTCTTTCTTCTACAGCATGTTTAAGCCATAGTTTTACGTATCCAAGAAGGCTTTCATCACCAGAAAAAAGGAGTTTCTTAAAGGACTCAAACAGCCCCTCTCCAGGTTTTCCTCCGAAGAATTCCCGGATCATCTTATGGAATCCAGACTCTCCACTTCCCGCAGCTTTCCCTATTCCAAAGAAACCGGTGACTTTAGAGAAATATTCCTTGATTGTACCCAAGAAATCTCCTCTAAACCATTTTTCAATTTTTGATACTCTTGAAAGTATTTTTGTCCAGTTACTAGTAATATATCCGAAGCCAAAGAGCAGGAATAGAGTTTTAAGTTGTGACATCCAGGTAGAACCAATTTTACGAGGGTCCATTCTGCTACCAATAGTCTTTCCAATATCCTCTAGTTTTTTCATCATTCGGTTAGCGGATTTGGTTAGGCTTGTTTCTCTATTCCTATATTCTCTATCTCTTCTAGCACCTTCTTCCTTTTGTCGATTAAGGGTAGAGGAGATCCATGCTTTAAATTTTCCAGTACTTCCTCCTTGTCCTGACCCTTCTTTAAATTGTAGTGGTCTTCCTTGTAATGGTCCTCCAACATTAGGTGGTACCTTTACGTCATTTGTAGTATTGGAAGTTACGTTATTATTAATTACTATATTTTGTTTTGTGACCTGCTGAGTATGGGATTGGGTCCTACTGAATTTAGGTTGCCCAACTCCATATTTACTCAGTACAGTTTGTGTGGCAGGATTTAGCATAACTCCTCCCCCGGCTTGAGCTGCTTGTTCTGCTTCTGCTGCACTAATAGCTCCTATCTCGGCTGCTTGTGCTAGAGTTTGGGTGTTATTGAAATCAGCCTTAGATTCTGCTCGTGCCACTGCCAAATTTTGTTGTTGTTCGGCTTGGATTGCTAATAGCTGTTGTTGTGATTCTTGATAGGCGGAATGTTCTTTTCCGTTTTCTATTCTTCCGGTTGACAGCTTTTTTGTTCTCTCATCCAAAGCTTTTTTCTGATCCGTTGCCATAGTGTTTAATTTCTATTAAGTCCTACGTTTCTTAAGAATTGAAGTGCTCTTTCTTCGACCGTTGAGTTTCTAGCAGTAGTATATACATTTTTCTCATCTTCATTTTCAGGTTCTTTAGTGAGAGTATGTATATTAGTTCCTTTGATTTTCTTTCCTTTCTTACCACCGAAGGTAAACATTGGAAAGTCAGGATCAACGCCCTCAGTTTCTTCCATAATCTGTTCATATTCTTTCTTCAGTGCCATTAGTTCAGAGAAGGTGTAGTACTCTATATTATCAACCTTAAGAAACTTATTTAAATACAATTTTAGACCCATCAAACTTGCTGTTGATAGCAATTGATTGAAAGAAGTCGACAACAAGCGAATTAACACTCATTGCCATTCCCCTCCTTTCTTTATCACATTTTGGGCATATTGTTTTTATCGGTTCCACTCTATCAAAATAAAGTTCCTGGAGTGCTAATAGAAGTGTTATATCGTCCAGTGTAGCTCCCATTACGCTTTTTTCTATTTGTTGGCTCTTAGTATCGAAGTCCTCAAATAGTGCTAGAGTTTTCATCATTTTTAGATCATTAACTCGACTATATCTTTTAAATACGTCGAATACTTTAAGTAGATTTTGAACTGTTGGGACTCGGATATCATATTTTTCTTTACCGAGTAGAATTTGTGCTCCGTTCATGATTTTCTCATCAATAGCTTCAAATTTTATATCCTTTTCAAAATCCACCTCTCGTTTTATTACAGTTCCACAACTAGGGCACTGTACGCTTACTGTCAGGGTTGTATTTCCAGATACTGATATAAGTTTTTTGTAATATATGAGGAAATCTAGATCCATTATATAGCAATTAAGAACATTAGGATCTTCATCTATCAACATTCTAATATCATAGAAGTATCTTTCAATCTGGCTTAAATTCTTTGTATCCTCCGTATATCTTGTCATCTGGAGGAATGTCATAGGATTAAGCTTTATGCTAGGGAATTTATATCCTATTCCCGAACTTGGTAGGTAGGAGCTAATTATTTCCATATTTTCTCATTCTCTATTATTGAAAGGAGTGGCAGGTTTTATTTTCCCCACCTCTCCTTTCCTCAGGTTTTATATTACAGGTTTAAGAATTCGCGTTCCATGTGCTCGAATGCCATAGAAAGCTGAATATCACTACGATCGGTTCCATCTGCATCTGCTCCATTTTCGTCAAGAGGAGCATCCATGATAACGCAGTTGTAGAAGATGATATGACGAACATCAATACGGCTTGAGTTGGTAATAAACATCTCACAATCTGCCACCACATCCTCTTTACGGAACGAATACTTGGTGTCACGATCTGCAATCTTCTGTTTCCAGTCATCAACAAAATAGGAAATAGCTTGGTCTTCCTTATCGACGAAGGACAGAGTTAGCTGACCATTTGTAGACTGGCCTGTTTGCTGTCTAATCACATAATTACCACGCATTCTCTTTTCGAATCCATTCACTCCGGTATCCATGCTAAGATTAACACTGTTGAGACGCTTGTGAATGAGATCGTCGCCGGGGTAATAAACAATCTTTGGGGGATTTATAAAGTCGAACTGCCACATATCACCACGCAGAAACTCTTTATTATCATCCCAATAAGACTCATGATAATCAATAAACTTCATGTGGAGCTCAGAACCACGGACGAGCTCTCTAACTGATTGTGCCATAAATATTATTATAATTTACTGTTATATCCAGGTTAACATTGTTTTTCACCTGATCATTCATAACGGTCTCTACTTCGATTTTTAGAGACTGTCCATTACTGGTAGGCTCAAACTCTGTTATTCCTATTGTCTTAGCTATCGAGAATCCATCTGCAATAGAGGTAATTATATCTGTTATTTTTGATCTAACTGCTCCAAGCATTTGTTGTCCCAATATGCTACCACTATTCTTTTGTATTTCTCTAAAGACTTTTCCAACTATGAATCTAGTCCATCCTGTAGTTGTGTATGATTTTCCATCCTGATAGTTTTTATAGAAATAGGCTTGGTTGTCACATACTAGGAAGTTTGATTTATAGTTTCCAAGAATTTTTTCAATACTATAATCTATGAAAGCATCTTGAGTCGGAGTTTTATAAAGTATGTCTCCGATCATAATATAGAAGTCATTCAATAATACTCCTCTAAGGTAGGCATAATAACCGGGCCTTTCCTCATATTTATAGGACATCTTTTTAAAGAAGTATACTAATCTATTTTCTTCATCATTTGTCATATTAAAGACAAAATCTCCACCATTTCCAACTACCTCAAGAAAGAATGGATCGGTTACCGTAGTTCCATTCCAATCATAGTATATATTTTTGACCTTATAGTAAGTTCCTGGTTCTAAGACGGTGGGTAATTTGTTTACTACTTTTATATGGAAAAGTTCGTCAGAAGATTTGTTTTCGATTAGGAATTGACACTCTACTTCTTTTGAAAAATCTAAGAATAGCTGATATGGGTTATCACTTATAATATCTGATGTATATTTATATTTATCAGGTATTAAAAAATAGTCTGGATAAACAGGATCATTGTATTCGGTAGAGAGCATTTTTGTTAGAGAATATTTGTACATCTCTGGTGTTGTTACTTCTTTTATTGCTCCTCTCAGATAAAAAGTTCCTGTTCTAAGTGTATCCCCATAAAAATTACATCGTATAAGTTTTGACTGTTTTGTTATTAGGCTATCTAGTTTTTCTTCCCCTGGTTCTGGCTTTAGCGTTCCCTCATAGACCTCAGAATATGTGTATCTTGAGATTATTACTCTATACTCTTCATTAATTTTTTCAATGTAGAGTTTTATTAGATCATCTTCAAATTCTGAGCTTCTTCCAATGGTTTTACTTATTACCTCTATTCCAGGAGTTATGTATCTAGACAAAACAGACTCTGTGATTTTTGTTTCTGGAATTAGTTTTATGTTTTCTGATTTATAAAAATTTGTTACAGGAAGAATTGTTTTTGAATAAAAGTAATTATCTATTACTGTATATCCAAGTTCTGAAGTAAGTTTTTGCTTGAATTCTGTTAGATCCGCAAAAGGAATTTTCTTATCACTCCCTGAAAACATATTCAAGATGTCGGGAGGAATATTATCAAGAGTGTTTACATAGAATAGTTTCCATAATTCCATATTAATGCCATGTTCAGAGTCTGGTATAACAAAATAATCACCAGAGTTAAAAACTGTACCTTCTATGCTAAACATTAAGGTTTGATATCCTGTAGCAACTTTCTCAGGATCTATCTCTCGAATATACTCCGTTTTTATGTCTTCTAAAGAATCTGCAAAGCTACTGGTTTCAAATTCCCCTGTTTCATTATTATAATCAAGGTAGGTATACTTTAGTTGATCCTCCGGGGAAGAAATAACGATTGTATCCCTATTATTTTCTGATTTACTAGTTAAGTTCAGATTTTGTGGGAGTAAACTTGTATTTAGTATCTCTCCGTCTTTATAAATCCACAGGTCTTCTGAGTTATAAACATGAAACTTAATTTTCCTTTCAAATATTCTTGAGATTTGATTGATAGGGGATAGAAGTTCTTTTCTTACGATTTCTTTCGTGCAATAAGTTCTTCTCATTACATTCTCTGTAACAACAAGTCCCCTACCAAGTATTGGAATAAATCCAACATCTTTTATTTCAGTACCATTATTATACCCAAATTTATATTTAAGTGGAGACCTCAAGACAGTTTCTACCCACTCCAATTCTACATCTCTTAGCCAGACATTGTCATCTACTATATACTCGCTTAGAACATCATCGTTTGTTGTTTTTTCTGATACTGGTTTATATAAGTAGAGAACTATCCCCATATTAATTAGTTCTTGCATGTAGGAATAGTCTTCAAAGTCTTTTCCAAACCAAATATCAAGCTCTTCAGTAGTTCTAACAAGGATTGGTTTTTCATAGGACATTCCAGAATCTAATATTTCCCCTATGATTACCCAGTCGTTTGTTTCTTGATAGTATTGTAGATTTATTGACCTTAGTTTTATATAGTTACTCATAATAGACCTACGCTAGAATTTATAGAACCTGTAACTCTTTTTTGGGCTTCTAGAAGTGCTTGTTTTGTTAAGTTTATCGCTATTTCTTTTCCTATCGATGCATCTTTTATTATATCAAAATCTGTACTTTGAGGATTTTCTCCAACAATTGAGAAAGAAACTGTTAGGTCCGTTCCTCCAGAGTCAACCTCTCCAATATAATCCTCCGAGTAATCTTTTAAGACACACAACAAATTAAATTTATTTATAAGATTTAACTGTGGATTTAATATATAAATTTTTATATTAAATGTTACATTTTTGTAAGAGGCTACGCAGAAATTTGATTTATCTATTCTTGTTATATCAGCATCACTTTTGGGAGTTGTAGCATAGTGAGAGGCTTCCCATGCTGTTGAATTATAGACTGCAACCTCAGCACATCTTTCAAAATATCTTTTCCAGGATTTCCAAGCATCATCAACAAAAGTAAGTCTAAGTTCATTAGTAAAATCTATTCCTGTCGGATAAGCTATTTCTCCTTCATATAGAGGAAGAGATTTTGTCGTTAATTTAGACTTTTGTAGTTCGAAGGAATTTATAGGAGCCCAATATCCATAACTGGTAGAAACATCATGAATTTTTTTATTAATATAATTAATTTCTTTTATAGAGGGAAGATAGGACCAACCACCATTACTACAGGTTCCCGCTGTTAAACAAAAAGGTTCAAGTGTTATCTCCCAATACATATTAGTATCTAGTGAAAATGTGTTGTATGAGCCCTTCGTATCAGTCATGAATTTTCCAGGGGTAGTTATATACGGACTAGATTTTAAGAGAGCCTTTAATTCTGTCAAACTTGCTACTGGTACTTTCCCCACTATAGGACATAATTCTTCAAGAGTTGCTTTAAAACTTTTAGAGCTCCAATATCTACTGAGAAATGTATTGCCTACTGTATCACCGATTGGATCTCTTGAATCAAGATCAGTTCTATTATTTGCTGCTTGATATAAGGTGTCTCCATAACCTCCAGGAATTGCCATACCATCTGCATGAAAAGGTTTGTTTATAGGATTATTATGCTCTGATTTTCCTGTAATTAAACCTTTCATATTTTCTTCTGTTGTTTTTGATGCCTTCTCGATCTCAGTTCCAACGTTATTTCCATTATCATTTCCTGGTAGTCTGGGTAAATTCTCTCTTTTATAATCCACCAACTTTACTATCATTTCATCTAGTGCATCCCTTCTATTAGATCCTGTTAACCTAGATCCGACAGATTCTTCCGCCCGTGCCCAAGTAGTTCCTGAAGATGTATCTACGGGAACACGATAAAACCCAGATTTAAGATTCTCTATTGTATTATTATTAGAGAGTGGTTTTGGATCGCTCTTTTTTACTTGGTTATTTTGGGATTCAGTAAAATAATCAACCTCGAGAATGGCATTCATGGCATCTCTAAACTCAATTATTCTTTTAGGGGATACATGTTCTGCACTTAGGTAAGATGACATTAGGCCTTCAACTTTTTGTATCCATCCATTCATTTCCCCACTATTCTTTTCCCCTTCTCTTGCTAGCTTCATTGCAAATTCATAGAGTTCATTATCAGAGAGTCCAGAGGTATACGCTTTAATAGAATCTATGTCATTCCAGTCAGGATTAAAACCTTTACTTTCTGGTATATCCTCTCCTAGTTGATAGAGTTTGGAATTATCTAGGGAAGTAGTGTATTGATCTAGAGTTTCAACTTCGGAAATATCGGGAGATTTACCTTTATCTTCAAGAATATTTATTAGTTTATTCTCTAGGTCTTCATTCTTCTCACTTTGATTTTCTGGAAGAGATAAGAGAAAATCATATAACTCTTCTGGCTCTCCATTTTTGTTTTCTGGAATATCCTCTCCAAGTTGATAAGGTTCAGGATTATCTAGGGCAGAGGTGTATTGATTTAGAGTTTCAGCTTCAGAGATATCGGGAGATTTACCAAGATTTTCAGACAGCCCTATTAATTTATCAGATAATGATTCGACTTCTTCTTTCTCATCTTCAGGAATGCTCTCTCCTTGACTATAAGCTTTTGAGTTATCTAGTAGATCTGTATATTGACTCAAGGTTTCAACTTCAGAAATATTAGGGGCTTCGCTTAAGTTTTCAGATAATTCGACCTTATCATCCTCCAATTCAATCTCTCTTTCATCAATCAAACTAAGAATTTTATCGGACAGCGAAGTTTCTCTTTCATCCTCTAGGTCTATTCTCTTATCTCCCAACTCTACGTCCCTTTCATCGGTAAGGTTGAGTCGAGTATCTTCAAGTTCATTTTCCCTATCATCTGTCAGGTCAAGTCTTTTATCTTCTAGTTCATTCTCTCTTTCATCTGTCAGGTCGAGTCGAGTATCTTCAAGCTTATTCTCCCTATCATCAGTAAGGTCAAGTCTTTTATCTTCTAGTTCATTCTCTCTATCATCTGTCAGGTCAAGTCGTTTATCTTCAAGTTTATTTTCTCGGTCATCTGTCAGGTCAAGTCGTTTATCTTCAAGCTTATTCTCCCTATCATCTGTCAGGTCAAGTCGCTTATCCTCTAACCCTATATTCCTAGTATCTATTAGATTTAGAATTTTATCTGATAGAGAAACCTTACGATCATCAATAAGATCAAGTCGAGTATCTTCAAGTTCTATTTGTTCATCTTCAGAGAGACTAGGATTTTTATT